TAAGCACCCAAAGAAACTATGGCGATCACTCGATGTGCTCATTGCATCGAGGCACGACAGGCTCCGCTGGTCCTAGACCCTCTTTGATCTGAAGAGAGTCCTCAGTCGCGAGTAGATCCCCGAGCCTTTCCCAAAGGCTGGGCCCATCGTCCCGTTCTCCTGCTCGACGCACAACCGCAAAACGGTGTGTCGTCTCCCGCGTATCCCGACCAAGCCGAGTTGCCAAACTCGAGGCCCAGAGAGCGCTCGGGCTGGGAAAGGCTCTTTCGACCTTCCCAGTGTGATCCAAACACGCGGATCCGAACCGATTGAACGTTCGGACAACAAAGTCCTGCCATTCGACCACCCGCTCTTGGGGGGGGCGCCAGGCAACAAGCGTAGAGAGGCTCGCCAGATGTAGGCGACCCGGAGGGTCCTCCGGACGGGTTTCCTCATGATCGAGTACTGCCCCTTTAGCCTTCTGCGCCGCATGCACAAATCGCCAACGAAGATGGCGGAGTTCCTCTCGCCAGGCTTCCTCTGCGCTGATATCTGGGTCATCAGACAGATCAGCCAACGTGGACGTCTCTCCGATGGGAGGACATCCCGCTTCGTCTCGAACGTCGGACTCACCATGTTGAGACGCGATCTCGCGCTGCTCAGGCGACATGAGCGCCCACTGCCTTGCCCAGGCGTCCAGAACAAACGCCAGGCGGAGATGGGCGCCGATGTCCGACTTCTCACGCGTGATTGGGAAGCCCCAATTTTCGAGGACCATGTCCCAAGGATCACGGTCATCGTAGTGCGACCCAAAATATGGCTCGTAGTAGTTCTCACTTTCCGCTAGCGCCTGATCTAACCACGAACGCTGTCGATATCTCGGAAACGAGAGGAGGCGACTCCGCTATTCGTCGGTAAGGCACGCGACGAATGTATGGAATCGGATGTTGTCCAATGGAACATCCTGGCTTATTGGAAGGCCAACCCCACCGAGGGCCTCCGACGCGCACCATGCTACGCCGGGCGGAACAAAGGAGAGAACGTCTTCATGATAAGAAATGAAGCGGTCAATCCATCGCTCAGCAACACTACTAGTCACACCTGCAACCAATTCACGCGCTCTAGCCCCGAGCTGCCACCAGGCCATTTCTGGCTTCAAATCTTGACCCGCCGTTATACCTTTCTTCTCGAAACCGCGGAGCAAAGCTTGGTTCAAAAAGGGAACCAGCTTCCAGCGGACGAGCTCGCAGGGAAGCCGCGGCTGCAAAGCCTGACGGCACTCCGAGTTCATGATGCAGAAGTACGGCGAGTAATAGTTCTTGCCGAGGGACGGCTTTAAGCCTGCCGCCACGACATAACGTGACCAGACCGGGATGCGATCGATGCTGATGATCGCAGCCAGATCGTCGCCGTTCACGAGGACAGGGCAGGACTCCGAGAAGATCTCATCGAGAGTCAGGCCCAGACCAAGGCTGGATGCAGCCAGGTTGATGATACAAAGTACAGGAAAGCTTGTTGGGCTCCCCATAAGTTGACCCCATACCTGACGAGCAGTTTGCCCCTTGTCATCGTGAAAGAGGTGACCGGTAAGGTCCAATCGGCCGATTGAATGCCAGATAGTCCCAAAGAGTTTGCCGGACCCAGGGATGTCAGGGTCAGAGGCACCCGAAGGTGCGTCGACCTCCTGACAGATGCAGTCCCACGTGTATTCTGACAACAACGGGTTAATGTTGTTGGTCGCGGCCTCGTAGTCGCCGCTCTGATAGAGCTCACCAGGCCTCAACGGTCGCCCGAAGTGCCTTGCCCAACTCTCATCGTCCAAAGGTTGCCCAATGAACCTGAAAGGAGCATAGGTACGACAGACGCCGTGGAGGAACTTCTGGTCCTCTAGGCAGAAGAATG